GTTGGATATGGAGATATCGAAGACAAGTTCGCCTTCATTATATTACCTGGGTTTAGACCACAAAATATTCCCGTCTACAGATTAGTCCAATCAGATACTAAAGATATATTTATCCCGATCAACAAATTAAATGAAGATTGTCTTGAGAATATTAGATCTGCTATAAATAATAAGTTGGCGGTTTCAGAATATTTGGAAACATTTGAAAAACCAACAAAAACAAATTATGAAAAGAGAAAACCGGCAGGCCTTATTATTGATGACACGCCTGACGAACAGCCCAAAAGGAAAGGCAAATTAGTTATTGAATCAGATTCGCCAATCTCAGCTGAAGAGGTTCTTGTTCCTGCTAAGAAAAAACGTTCTAGAAAGAAGGTCCTCGTAAGAGGTGATAATAAAAAAACCGCGAAAAATAAAGCAAAATAACCAAAAAAATAAATAAAAATATATTGTTAAATTATTCAATTACATAATTATATAATTTAACTTACTGAATCATCGTCTGGTATCTCGTCTTCGGTGTTATTTACAAATACTTCCTCGTCACTCTCGGCATCACTGTCATTTACAGTTTCATTATAATTTACAAGATCTAATATACCATTTTCATTTATGATGCCTAATATGGCATTTTCTTCCTCTGGTTGTTCCTCGTTATTGTCATTGTCATTGTCCGCATCATCATCCGTATCATAGTTATATATATGTTCATTTTGAATTAACGACGTTATCTCGCCGGCGTGAACGTCTTCATACTCCAAATGATCTAATAAAAAATTGGCGTTTTGTTTACTTACTTCATTGAATTTAATGTGGGCATCCTCAAACTCAATACGCTTTCCACATATTTTCCTTCCAAATTTTAGACCTGGTTTATACTGTACTCTTATAATTTTCCTTCCAAATCTAGGGTTAAATTTGTAAAACCGATGCATATTACGTATAAAAGAAACTTGATTTTGATGCCTAACGAAACCTACATATGCGTAGGCAGACGTCAAATACAATAACAGATACGGCTTAAAAATTTTAACGAGAACGTCTTCCGGAAAGTCTTCATCAATTGCCATCTTATTTTTTATGCTACCCTTCTTACAATAACTGTTGTAATATTTTATCATCTTCTTTATCTCCAGAACAAGGGTATCCGTCGAACTCGTATAAACGTAATTACGTATAGAATAGTCTCTCAATATATACTCGTTTTTATACTTAAAAAGCGAAAGATTAAAATCACAATTAAAAAAATGAAAATATAAATCTGGATACAGGTTGGTTTTATGCCGAATGAAAAAATAGATATTGTACAAGTCCGATTTTTTAAAGGGAATATTGTTATATGGATTTTTAATAGGCAGTGGTTCTGAAAAAAACATGTAAGCGTTTGTCAGCGAAGTGTAACTAATTCTAATCAAATCGTTAATATTAAACAGGTATTTTGAGTTGTCTTGAAATATACATATAACATTTTTGTCGTTAATATGTAGCGTATTCAGAAACATGTCTGTATTTGTAACGATCTTTGCCTTCTTATACTTGTAATTAAATATAAACCTATTTAGCACATTATACGTTTTTTGTATTTTACAAAAATATTTCACGAATTCTGTCTCGTGCCCTTTGATTAAAAACCCATTTAAGGTATCATTAAAAAACTTATATTTAGTCGCAGTGGTCAACTTCACGTTCTGGATAATACTAAATGCTAACCTGATGAATGGATCGACCCCTGCGCCTTTAGCATCGGGTGAAAAAAAATCGATATCAGTATGTGCAACATTTTTTATAATCAAATTATAGGTCATCATTGGGTGTGCTTGTGTAATATCATAGTTTATATTTAATATATTATATTAACTATAAATTTAAAATTTATTATGTGGAGGGTTAAGTGTTTTTAGAATCCAGGATTATATGTATTGTCGCCACCCATATCTTCACCTTTGATTGTGTTGACATTGGTTTGGATGGAAATTTTATTCGTGCCACATGGGTCATCTGGATCTGTGACAGTTCCGAAGAATTTATCGACCTCGTCGTCCGCATTCATTGGTCTATATTCGCTGGCTGCCTCTAGTTTCTGAAGCTCCTCGATATCTAATACCACTTGGAATGCCGCGGTTCCAAATAAACCTTCTTGGCCACACATCACGTTTGCCGAAATTCCTCGCATAGTATCTAATTCCGCATGTCTAGCTGCTCTCAAGAACATCTCGGGTGTCTCCTCAAAAGATGCCTTTGCGATAGGACCAATGTTATCATTGTTAATACCATGTCTGAAGATTGAAATCAGCTTTTCGGTGTATGTCATTCTATCAACTAACACGCTATAGTTATGAAAGTTAATATATGTTCCATCAAATTCTACAACCTCAACTAACTCGTTGTAAATCGCCTGTCTGGCGGCTTCAATACCAAGAACATTGTAAATCTCAACAATATCATTACTAACAGTTCTTTTGTTGTCAATAAAATCTAGCCCGAGAACATCCAACAGATTTGTTCCGATGGTATCAAGAACCCAAATTTCCTGCTTTTTATACACTCCATTTTGTTCTACCATGTTATCAATAATCTTTCTAAGAACGACCTTGTTGATTCCCTTTGTGCCTCTCAACACGACATTCTGTAGGAGTTGATCTTGGAAATTTTTCAATAGGTAGATTTGGTCGGATTGGTCAAGAGGATTCACCTTTGCCTTCTTTTGACCACCGCGTCCTCCGCCCGATTTTAGTACCTCGTTCATTCTAATTCTAAATATTAGTTTGTCCGAGTTGAAATCTGAATATACACACTGGATTTGCTCATCGAAACAATTCTTTAATGTGAAGTTTACATCATCCATTGTAATATTTTTCTCAAGCATTACCTCCGGATCCATCACCATTCTGATAATCCACTTGGACTTTTCATTCTCGTCCGTTTGAAGTGAACCCTCTGAACATTCTGTAACCATGTTTTCGAAAACCCTATATTGTTCAATAGTGTCCTTATCTTCGTTGATTAGCGTGTTAAGGTCATCGGGATCAAAACACACTTCAATTGATTTCACGACATCTTCCAATCTAGTATGTTCTAACATGTACATAATGGTATGTGCCTTGTCCTTTTGTCTTTCATCTTCCGGTTTAAGATAAATGCTGAGCGAGGGGTTTTTAATATCGCTTGACAATGACAATATTTCTTCAATTCTTGGAACACCACGAGTCACATTTGACTTGGACGCAACACCCGCAAAATGGAAGGTGTTTAGAGTCATCTGTGTCGAGACCTCGCCGATACTTTGACCCGCAATCATACCGACCATTTCTCCAGGCGCAACAATCGCTCGCTTATAATCAAGGGTAATCGTGTCAAGCAGCAATGTTAGGGCCGCGCGATTAAACCTCTTTACAACTAGCAAGTCCTTTGGCGATAAATAGAAGAAGAACATTGTCTTGAACAATTTTGTCGGCGGCGCATAGTAGATTTTCTCTAGATTACTATAGCAGTTTTCGATCATTTCTAGAGCCTCCAAGAATGTAATATCAACCAAAGACGATATCGTAATATTACACTGTCCTTGAATGTTGTTGATTATATAGTAGAACGCAACAGGAATATTTACAGACGAGTCGCCCTTATTTTTAAAGACGTGTTTAATGATCTGCTCTCTTGCCGTAATCATGCTGTCAATATACGTCTGCGTTTTATCAAGAAATTCCTTTGTCTGCTTCTTGTGTCTGGTTAGAACATTCTTCAAGAATATATTACTGAGCGTCTTAACCTTGCCGTTTTCTTCGGGAATAAGATAATGCGCGTAAATATCCTGAGTGCTCATTGACACTATTGGAATAGCCTGATCTTCAACCTTGGTGGTGTCAATATTGTCATCGCCATACGCAAATTGAACGAGCTTGTTTTTATTGGTTCTAACAGTCATATCGTAGCTAACCATTAGATCTTCTAGACCCTTGATCAATCGTCTTTGAATATAACCAGTAGTAGAAGTTTTTACAGCAGTATCGATAAGACCTACACGACCACCCATGGCGTGGAAGAATAGTTCCTGAGGTGATAGACCGTTGATATAAGAACTCTCTACAAATCCGCGGGCGCTTGGGGAGTCGTCGTATTTAGTAAAGTGAGGCAATGTTCGGTTTTCAAAACCGTATGGAATGCGCTTGCCATCTACGTTCTGCTGACCAAGACAAGAAATCATTTGCGAAATATTCAAATCTGAACCTTTAGATCCCGCGTTTACCATGATTACAAATCTATTGTCTTTTCCCAAACTCTTAAGACCGATCTTACCCGCTTCCGAAGTAGCTTGATTAAGAATACTGTTGACTTGAGTTTCAAACTCTTCTTCATTGGTTTTACCAGTATTATTTTCAAAGATGCCGATTTGAACTTGGTTAATCAAATTCTTCACATCCGTCTTCTTCTTCGTAATTACTTGAATAATCTCATCATTTGTCTTTTGGTTGGAAATCAAATCACTAACACCAACACTGAAGGCACTTGACTTCATGTACTCAGTCACGACATTTTGTAGATCGTCAATAAATTTCGCGGATGCCATGTTACCAAAGTCGTTACACACGCGCTGGAGTAAACCCTTTGTTCTCGCGCCCATAACACTCTTGTCCATTTGTCCGCGAATATAAGCACCATTGCGGATTTCAATAATCGCATTTGATGTTTTTGCGTCATCATCGTCCTTGAACGCCTTTGTCTTATATTTCATCGAAAGAGGAGGCATTATCTGACTCAAAATGTCAAAGTTTGTAATGCCCCCGTCCTTCTTCACATCATCTAGCAATTGTTTCTCGTTTACGCCATTAAACATCATCAGAATATTCATCGCGTCTCGTGGACTAAAACGAATATTTGGTCTGGTGAATTGGTATGAACCAAGCATAGAGTCTTGATAAATACCAATAATGGACCCATTATTTGCAGGGCTGACAATCTGATATGGGACTGCCGCCAAATTTCTCAATTCTGCCTCAGATTCTGGATCCTGAGGCATGTGTAAATTCATCTCGTCTCCCGACGTATCCCCCATGTTTCCAAGGGGGTCGGACTGTATCTTAAGCAAGCTCAGGGTGGTTATTCCTTCATCGCTCACCAACACCGGTTCAGTCTCTGAGTGCCCTCCATAGTCTACCAAACGACCTTAGGAAGTAACACTGCGGATTGCCCAATTCTTCAACATTATTACCATTGGGTTCGGCTATTAACCGAGTTCCCTCAAAATGTTTCCATTAAGAGGTGGTAGTTGAAGACTCTAAGGGGTTTCCCGCATCAAGGTGTTTCGCCAAATGATTCTTTAAATTATTAATAAATTCTATCGCATCTTTTCTACTTTTTTCTAAAGGAATATGAACTCCACCAAAATCTGCTTTACATTTTTCAATGTAAACATACCAACCATATTGTTCGTTATTTCTATTTAAAGGCCTTATATATTTTTCAATATCATCGTCAATTTTTTCGACGCCCTTAAACCTTTCGGACTTTTTATCCTTGAAATAATTAACAACACCATTAGACAATCTCTTTTTGCTTTCGTCACTGTGAGTAAATACGCTTCCACCGTTCTTTAGATTATACCCGTTGGGAAATAAACTATTAAACTCTTTGATGTAATGTATTTCTCTTTCATCGGCTTTTTCTATTTCACACCGTTCTATTAAATCAACTTCAAAATCAGCAACACCATATTTTCTTATAGCGTTGTTTAAATAATGCGATTGATTTTTTTTTGTTGAGAAAGCCTCTGAAATATGACATCTAAATCGTCCCTGGTGTCCATATGGTCTATATCTTTTATGGTTTAATATATGGGAAACTGACTGCCCCACATATATCTTACCATTAGATAGGTTCGTAATTTTATATATTTCACAATATCTTTCGGACGAATCGTCAAGAATTTTGTTTGATAGTTGTTGGTATTTTGATGGTTCCATTTCTATTTACTAATATTTTATTTTTATATTGTTTTATATTTTGAATCATTTGACTAGGAGGTTGCACGTTTTTAGCGCCTCCTGTTTTCGACAGAGCATTTATGGTAACAAAATGTGTGTTTATCGAAATCGGCATTGTACGGTTTAGTATCTGCAACATTCATTCTAAAAGTATCGCCTCGCTTCATAATACGTGCGATGTGACACATCATACTCATTCTATGAAGAGTAGGTTGACGATTGAATAGAATCGCGTCACCGTCCATCATATGACGATGAACAATATCACCTTCTTCTAAGATAATAGAATTTCTATCCAAGTAGTATCGCAGTGTGATGACTTCACCATTATTTTTCTCTAGCATCTTTGCGCCGGGCCACTGTTCAGGTCCATTTTGAATGAGCTTGGTTAAGAATGCCTTGTTTATTTTGTTCACGGTAACCGGCTTGGTTATATTCTTGGCGATCTTCAACGGAATACCTAATTCGCGAATTGAGATATTCGGATCGGCAGTAATTACTGAACGAGCACTAAAATCAACACGCTTCGCCATCAAATTACCTCTCATACGGCCACCCTTTCCATTCAATCTGTCCTTGATCGATTTTAAAGGTCTACCTGAACGCTGAGCAACCGACGCAACGCCTGGAATATTATTATCGACCTGAGTCGCGACGTAATATTGTAAAACTGTCGTCCAATCGTCAATCACATTTGCAGGCGCGTTGTTTTGAATTTTGTCCTGTAGCGTCTTGTTAGTTTTG